TTAATCAAAAACGAATTTTTCTTGCATAATTTCAAGACAATGCGTCATGAGAACGTATGCGTCGGTATCTCCAGCTAGATATTGAGAATGGTTAATAACGAGGCTCGTCCAGTTAGTCGAAACTCTCTGATTTGATCCCAAAAGTCCCTCACAGGCCATCCACTCAAATGTGCATTTCCCAAACACCCTTTTCAACTCTGCTGCCTGCTCAAGTGCTGGTACGTGTTTAAGCGATTCAGGCATTTGAGATAACACGTAAGAATACTCAGTTATCGCTTTCTTAAAATCCAATTTTACCCTTAGCTCTTCCTGTTTGCGCCAACGAAAAATCGCCCATGCAGCAACACCAACAGCTGCAGCTGTAAATATTGCCGACACCGCTGCCCAGATCGTTGCCCAAGGCCAGTTGAAGATTGTGTGCCACATAAAAAAACCTCCTTGATTTAAGGAGGATATTTTACCTTTGCAAATGCATTATTTTTAGCAGTTGTCGCGTTTATTAAAGACATCACAAATCTCTGATGCTGTTTCCATCCAGCGGCATGCTTTTTCTACCGTCGCGCAGCTCACCAATAAAAAAGGCATCAGTATCGCTGCAAGTGCCCACTTAACGCCGCGTCGCGGCTGTCTGTACTTCAAATGCCTGCAAGCCATTTAACCCGCCAGTTCAACATGTGGCGCATCAAGAAATGGTGCCGGTTTATCGTCAGGGTCTTGCGTCCAGGTATAGCCAAAACGCAATTTTGTGCCCATTTCATCCGCTGCCTGTTTTACAGCGTTAAGCACTGGTAACCAGTCTGTTTGTTGGTCCCAGTCGGCGCCCACAGGCATTAAGTCCACAGCATCACCAGTGAGATGTTTACTATTCATGGTATTGCTTTTTTTAGCCGCGACAAGTTCTCGCTGACGTTCCTGCGAGCGCAGGCCTTCAATAACGCTGAAATCCATAGAGGATAATTCAAGCGCTCTTCGAACCACCCCCACCAACTGCGGCTTAACCCCTTTCAGGTTGTTTTCGCTACGCTGAGAAAACTTAAAGTTGTTTGTCATCGTTAATACCTTTCTTATTAGCAAATACAGTTACCGCCGCGTTTATTAGAGAGCGGCATCGGTCCACCCCCTGCACCGCCAACAGCAGCACCAATAACGAAAGACCAGTCCATATCTGAAACACCAAGCTGTCCAAAGAAACTCACCACTGCCAGAGCGACTAATCCGCAGATTAACCCAGCAGTGAATGAGCGCCGCCAAGCTACTCCATCCCATAATGAGAAAAGCAACGCGATAAAGAACGCTGTCAAAGCGCCCTGAATTGCCAGCCTGTTCTCATGTAAAAAATGAAGTACCGGACCCCATCCCCCAGGCGGGGTGTAGTTCTGCATGATCTCTCCCGGATTGCAGGCATAAAAAAACCGCCGTTAGGCGGTTTAGGTTTAGGTTTAGGTTTAGGTTTAGAATCAATATTTAGTAATCTAATACAAAATATTCGTATCGTTCTTTATCCCTAAGCCCCCTTGCTTCGTGAACTCGAACAAGTGAATTAGTATCCACGTCATATGTTATTGTTGTAAACAAACATGCAGAGCTTACTTTTGGATTCCGCTCATGTAATAGTTTAAAATTAATTTTCACCCAGTTAAGCATTGCTTTATGCAAAGCATAAACGCTTTTACTAGAGTGTTCCTTGCTTACCTTAAACCCCATTACAAACAAACAAAACCCTAGAACTCTTGCTCCTTGAAAGTTAGGAAAAGTCTCCATCCGTTTTATTTCATCATAGATTTCGCGCCGCAATTTATGCTGAATTATTTTACCAGCTTGGCCAGTAACTTCGAAAACATCAAAAAATGAACCTAGAAGAGTATTATGATGAATAGACCAGCAATCCCACCAAGGGTTATTTACGTACGAAGCATTATGAATTACTTCATACATAGCTTTTGCCACCGTGTCATAGATGCTATGATGGGGGTACGGGTTTTTATCTTTAATTCGTAAGTTATAGTAAAAAGCTTTTTCTTTTTTATCTAATTTTTTAATTATTTCTTTAAGCAAATTTACAATAACACCAAGCTTTTGAACCGGCTCAGAATCCCAACTATTGGCAATGCCATTAACCTTATGTAAATCATTAGACTTTTGAGATATGCTCGCCAAAGTTCTATTCATTACGAAGGAGTGACGTGGAACACCGTCCTTAATGTACCCATTAACAAAAATTAAGAAAGCTCTAACATAAGCTTTTAACTCAATTGTAGTCCATGTTTTTTCAAAATCCCATCCAACATCAAAAGTGACCTCAAGTTTGTCGATCATCCTAGAATTTCCAAACATCGCCCTGCTCAGTGGCCTGTAAGAACCTATAAACCCTGATTCGTAGAAATCAGATTCATGATATAAAAATGAATCTTCATACTTGATAGCTTCAGTGAGTAAGTTCTTAGAAAAAATACCAAGAAGAACACCGTATTTATTAGATCTTTCGACCTCCGTAAATAAATTTAAAGCTAAATTCTGCGATGACTTTATTACCGCTTTACAAAATCTCTTATCCGATATGAGAGAAAGCATATCATTTGCGATAGCTTCAACATCCGGGAGATTCGACAAATGTTCATCAGAAACTTCGCTTTTGAAATCAGTGGCGTAAAAGATTAATCTTTTAGATGATCTAGCCAATTCATCTGCAACGATAGATAGTTCAGTTTTTGAACCCCGCAGAATGCATTGATAAACTGTCGCTATGTATCTTTTGCTTGTAAGCTTTCCGTATTTTGACGGTTTGATGAAAGCAAACCAAACCCATCCAATAAAATTAATAAAAAACACTCCTGCTAATGACGCTTGCCACCCAGCAGGGCTTATTAAATTACCCTTTATGACAGGAAGACCATTGGCCCTCCAAAGATCTGTTAAAATTGTCAAGCACCCAACAATTAAAACCACCCAAAAAGTGATTTTCTCTAGGGGAATCGGTGCAGTTTTAATTCTAAAACGATACCGAGTATCAGCAATAGTCCAGGCTAATACCATCAGAGCTAATCCAGCTAGTAACTCAGAAAACCCGAATATTTTAGGGCCGTTGGGATCTAGATTAACTAAACACAAAAAATCATTGCAAGCATCGGTCATAATTGATTGTCATAAAAGGATTTTGAGTATTTTAACCGATACGAAACGTACTTCAACCCAACTGTCGAAATTCATTGAGCACATTACCCAACCAACTCGCACCAGCTAGTTGAATGAAGCTGGCAAGAAACCATCCGGATGAACAGGCCTCCATCAGGAGCAAAGGGAAGTAATGCGGACTGTGCATTCACGCCCGCGTGCAGCTTTGCGAAGGTCTAGTCTTCTCTTCACGCTGCGAACTCCAGCAGCTGCATGGCCGCATTGTCGGCTTCCTGATAATTACGGAATTTTTTAAAAAGAATGGTGTTCCACAGGACGTTAAATACAGCCCTGTAGACCTGACAGAATTCAGCCTCGCTCATGCTGGCGAACGAAATCGATTTTGCCTCGCGGCATCGGGTGTTATCAGGCAGGATGAACTCATCGTAAAAACCAGCTTCAACGATGGCCCGCTTTCTGAAAGCCTCAAACGATTTGGTGATGGCGACTTCTTTAGTGCGCCATAGCCCGTGGGTGTCGTTGTAGGTTTTTTCAGTCTCGAAGAGGATCTCTTCATTGACGGCCATCGAGATCAGGTATCGCACGTAACCGTGAAGATAGTCTTTTTCGGCTGGAGTGATGGCGCCACCTGAAGGTGTCCAGTATTCGAAACCTAGGTTTAACAGCGCGAAGAAGCGCTTGTGGAAGATATAGTTTCGGGCTTGCTTAATATTGCAGTTAAGCCACACGCCGATTTTGATACGTTGCAAAAAATCGCTGGCCTCGGGCGTTGCCGTAGTCAGAGTGGTGGGTGAAGATTTAAAGAGTTGTATAATCTGCGCCATCGTTCTCTCCGGTGGCACAGTTTTTCCGCAGGATTGTTCAGACCCGATTGCTATTATAAATCAAAAGACCATTAGTCGTCATCACCTTGACGCTCGTCAAGTGCAACAAGCTTACGTGCCTCATCGATTAGCGCCAGGCTAGCTACAAACTCGTTAGGGCGCATCACAAACCCATCTTTGAAGGAACCATCTCGATTTCTGCGAATAACCAGTGACCAGTTACTATCGTGTATACCCAATATTAAGTGATCTGGAATGTACACCCGCTTATCTCCTGTTCTCTCTGAGGTTGTCCCTATATCTCCCTCGCGCGTCCTGACTTGCAATTGTTTCAAAGTACTGTCTAAAAAGTCGGTTGTATATACGTCTCTTAACTCACGAGATTAAAGTGCTGTATACACATACAGTTGTAATTTCCAGTCATAAAAGCTATTTTTTGATCAAGGTTAAACAACTAATCTAATTGGTTAACTTACAACCCAACCTAACAACTTATTGACAAACAGACATAAAATTTCTCCTCTTTCTAAAGCTAAGGAGCTCTTTAAGATTACTACTATTTTTGGTAGGTCTCAGAAATTCAGCGGTGTGTCTGTTACTTGATTGAAGTGCACTCCACTTTGGACTGAATATAGAACCATCAATCTTTTGTTGGATTGAAATAGTGAACGTAATATCATGTTAGATAGAATTTTTCTATTAGTAGTGTAATTTGTTATTTACTCTGTGATTTTGAGAAAGAGTAAGTTAGTAGATTAGGAACAATTTTTATATTTTAATGGATTGGAGTACTTGGTGAATAAAATTTTAATTAGTGAACATAATCCCGCCTGGTCTAATCAGTTTCTAGAAGAGGCAGAAAAATTAAAGAATGCTATAAAACCATCAACCGTCTACATTGATCACGTCGGATCAACTGCCGTAAATGGACTTTGCGGGAAGCCTATTATTGACATCCTAATATCACTTTGCGAATGGGGTGATATTGAAGATATAGTTAATAAACTAAAGCACTTAGGTTACAAGGTTAGTGAAAAATGTGATACCACTCCTAGATACTATTTGACAAAATACATTGATGAATCAAATAAATATCATGTGCACATCTGTGAACCTCATCGCCAATGGGGTAGAGATATGCTTATTTTTAAAAATGAATTAAATGTTGACAGTGAGTTCTCCAGCAAATATGCCGACCTTAAGAAAACATTAGCTAATATTCATGGGGGTGATATCAAAAGTTATATGGCAGGAAAAAAAGAATTCATAGAGAATAGATTGCGAGAAGTTGAGAGTGAATTTGGTGTAAATAGACTCCTTAGCTATCAAAGAGCTGAGTCAGACAAAGCAGAGCGCTTACAAATCTGGATGATGGGACACCAGTTTTTGATATCTTTTCTCGCAGCAATCTCCGTCTATTTCAATAAAAATGAAGTATTGTTTTGGTTCGCAATGGTCGGTTTTATATGTATGTTGAGTTGGTTCTTCATAAGCCAAAACCAACAAAGACATCGTTCTGCAGGGGACCAAGCCAGACGTGCGGTACTATTAATTAGTGGCTTAAATGCCATACCATCAGCTGGTCAAAATCTTCGCATAAGAGACAAATTCAATGTTGACCTTAATAAAGATTCATTACGTCGAGAAGAAGACCATTTCGCGACACGTGAAAAACCTGGTTATAAGCGATTAGTTGAAATGATTGAAGAATCCTCCTATTGGACATGTTACTTACAGAAAGCTAGCGCAAGGGCAATGGGTTTCTTGTTATTTGTTTTTGTGATTTTAATGTTTTTAGTGACTGGTGCAGCAATTACTATTTTTGATATTGAAAGTTTAATATTTATATCTCGCTCGATGATTGCCTTGATGGTTTTCATCATTTCAACGGACGCACTTGGGTTATTTCTTTCTTATAAAAATGCAGCATCCGCCATTGAGGAAATATTTACCAGAGTGGAGTCAATATCAGCAAAAGGATATCCTGAGTCGGATACTCTACTTTTGATGCTGGATTATAATTCCGCTATTGAGAAGGCCCCAGCAACATTGCCATCGGTTTATAAAATTGTCCAAAAAAGGCTAAATAAAAAATGGGGGATTTATTCTGAAGCGAAATTAAATAGCAAAAAAACAAGTTAATTGTTTGCTCTTTATATTTATGCGTCAATCAGTCATGACGTTGCCATTTTTCTAGGCAACGTCAGTTTTAATTAAGAATGATTACTTCCTCGATAGCTTCTCCAGTCAAAATTAATCCGTAATCCATTTCCCATTCGAAGGCGATCCAGCGCCCGCTCACCAAGGGCGTGAGTTAACTCCGCTTCCTTCAGATTGGTCAGCACTCCTACGGGTTTTAGCATTGCTGTCCGACGATCAATGACCTGATGCAATATGATCTTTTCATATTGTGAGTACATCTGAACGCCAACTTCATCGAGAACTAACATATCGACACGCGACATCTGCTCCATTAGTTCGGCCTCAGATTTTCCACCATTGAACCCCGCTTTGAACTCGATCATGAGGTCAGCAACGGTAATAATCAGAACGCTTTTGTGCTGAGCTAGGAGAGCATTCCCTATCGCTGCAGCAAGATGGTTTTTACCGTCCCAGGGCTGCCACTGAAAACGAAACAAGCGCAACCGGATCCGAAATTGTTCAGCCAAGACTTTGCATAAGACAACGCTTTGCGCTGGCCATCATTCTCTACCGAATAATTTTTGAACGTACAGTTCTGATAACAGCCCTGACAGGTCTGAGGAAGGCTCAGATTGCTAATTACCGCCAGGGTGGTTGGATTGAGGGTGTCCACTTCAAGCGCGTCTCATCAAAAGGTGATAAGGACAGCAAAAGAGGAACAACCTGGTACAACTACCAGACTATAAATAATTATGTACGGGATTTTTAAAGATGGCTGCTTTACCTACAGGCGTGGAAATCAGAGGGAAAAACATCTGTATCTGGTTCATGTTCAGAGGGAAGCGTTGCCGTGAGATTTTGAAAGGCTGGGTTAACTCTCCAGCCAACATTAAGAAGGCGGGAAATCTACGGGCGTTGATCGTTAGCGAAATCAATTTAGGTGAGTTCGCCTACCACCAACGTTTCCCCTCTTCGCGTAAGAGTCAAAAAGTGGTGACTACAGTTACAGTCAAAACCTTTTCTGAACTGTGAGACCTGTGGACCAGCATTAAAGAAACGGAAATCAGCGCCAATACGATGCGGAAGACACGCTCACAGTTAGACACGCTGGTCCACATTATAAATGGCGGAACTCCGATTTCATCAATTCGCCATAGTGACATTTTGAATTACAGAAACGAGTTGTTGAACGGTGAAACCCTCTACTACGCCAACCCCAGAGGCAACAAGCAAGGCCGTACAGTCAGGACCGTAAATAACTACGTGTCCCTGCTCTGCTCTTTGCTTCGGTTCGCCCATCACTCCGGCTTCATAAAAAATAAACCCTATGAGGGTATTAAGAAGCTCCAGAAAGGCAGAATTAAACCCGATCCGTTCAGTAAACAGGAGTTCTCTACGCTTATGGCATGTGAGCGTGGGCAGAGCCAGAACATGTGGAAATTCGCTGTTTACTCAGGTCTGCGGCATGGCGAACTGGCGGCTCTTGCATGGGAAGACATCGATCTTGAAAAAGGCACTGTGCATGTTCAACGCAACCTTAACGCTTTAGGTATGTTCGTTCCTCCTAAAACAATTGCCGGCGATCGCGTCATAGCTCTGCTTGAGCCCGCGCTGGAAGCTTTAAAAGCACAACGCGCAATTACCGCCCTGCAGCCGAAAACAGAGATAGTTTTTCATCATCGTGAGTACGGTTCGATGGAGTATCAAAAAGTGCATTTTGTTTTCATGCCCAGGATGCGTAAGGGAGAGCAAAAACCCTACTACTCTTTGTCGAGTATTGGCGCCAGATTCAACGCCGCTGTAAAACGTGCTGGAATTCGTCGCCGTAATCCGTACCATACGCGACATACTTTTGCCTGTTGGCTTTTGTCAGCCGGTGCTAACCCGTCTTTTATAGCGAACCAGATGGGGCACGAAAACGTGCAAATGGTCTATGAAGTCTACGGTGCGTGGATTGAAGAATTGAATGGCGAGCAGGTGCTGATGCTGAACGACAAGCTGGCACTTTGA